GATTCAATACGTGGAATCGGTTTAACTAACGCGGAACTAATGAAATTAACAGCATCCGGTGGTGGTGTAGGTATTTCGTTATCTCGCATTAGAGAACGTGGAGATGAAATTACAGGAAATGGTAAAAGTGAAGGTGTAGTGCCGTGGGCTAAAATATTTGATTCATCCATTATTGCTACTAATCAAGGAAATGTAAGAAGAGGTGCAGCATCTGTTAATTTAGATATTGAACATGGAGATATAGAAGAATTTTTACAAATTCGTAGACCTAAAGGTGACCCTAACAGACAATGTCTTAACTTACATCAATGTGTTGTTGTAGGTGATTCTTTTATGAGAAAGTTAGAAGCAAGAGACCCTGAAGCAATGAATAAATGGGCTACTGTTTTAAAATCTAGAATGGAAACAGGAGAACCTTATATAATGTATAAGGATAATGTTAATAAAGATAACCCAATTGCTTATAGATTAAACAATTTAGAGGTATCAATGACAAACATTTGTTCTGAAATTACTTTATTTACGGATGAAGAACATTCATTTATTTGTTGTTTATCTTCTATGAATTTAGCAAAATACGAAGAATGGAAGGACACAGATGCTGTTGAATTAGCTACTTGGTTTTTAGATGGTGTAATGCAAGAATTTATTGATAAATCAGCTGGTAAGGGTTCACTAGAAAGAACATATAATCATGCTCGTAAAGGTCGTGCTTTGGGCTTAGGTGTAATGGGTTGGCATTCGTTTTTACAACAAAAAGGATTACCATTTAATTCTATAGCATCTACAGCTCACACACATAATATATTTTCAGATATTAGACAAAAAGCAGAAAAAGCATCTATGGCTTTAGCCCAAGAATATGGAGAACCTTTATGGTGTAGAGGAACAGGGATGAGAAATACCCACTTATTAGCAATAGCTCCAACAGTATCAAATTCAGTAATTGTAGGTGGTATTAGTGCCGGTATTGAACCTTTACCCGCAAACATTTACACATTTAATGGTGCTAAAGGTACTTTTATTAGAAAGAATAAAGAATTACAAAAGATTTTGATTTCTAAAGGTGAAGATAAAGATAAATATTGGGATATAATGTTAGAACAAGATGGGTCGGCACAAGGTTTACCTGATCATGTCCTTACACCTGAAGAAAAGGAATTATTTTTAACATTCCCTGAAATAAATCAATTAGAATTAGTTCGTCAGGCCGCTATTCGTCAACGTTATATTGACCAAACCCAATCATTAAATTTATCATTTGATGTAAACGATTCTCCAAAATGGATTAATCAAGTCCACCTTGAATCGTGGAAATTGGGAATTAAGACACTTTACTATCTAAGAACTGATAGTGTTATTAAGGGTGATCTAGGGTCTAGAATGAGTAATTGCTTATCCTGTGATGGTTAACGAGATGTTACATAATTAATTTTAAGAGAGGCACATTAGTGTCTCTTTTTTTTATATGTATCAACAAATGTAGTTTTTATTTAAAAATGTTATTATATGTTAAATTATTTAAAAAATAAGTGGATGGCATTTAAAAATTTATTTGATGATGATAATAAATACAACGAAAAATCCGTAGTTGGGTTTTTAGCATTTGCTGTAATGGTAATATTTGCAGTAGCAGATTTACTTACAGGGTACTTTGGGAAAGATTTAGTAATTAATGAGTTTATATATGATTCTTTTGTTTACCTTGTATTAGGTTCATTTGGTATAGCTGAGGTTGGAAAAATATTTAGTAAAAAAGAATAAAATAAATTTTAAAAAATAAAGATTATGGCAAACGGTGAAAATACAACACAACCTTACAACCCTAGTTTAAACGCAGATGCTAACGCTAATGCTGAGGGTGGAACGGATAATACAGACACTAGTCTAAACGGAGAGTATAGAGCCGGTGCTGGTATATATGTAAACGCTCAAGGTGAGTGGACAGACCCAAACGGTACTGTTCTAAGAGGTGAAGCCTTAATGAAAGCAGAAGCTAATGCATCCGCAAAATATGGCGTTGGTTACCGAGATGGTAATCTATATATAGAAGCAGTAGCGGAAGCAAAATTAAGAGCTGAAGTTGCTTTGAAAGCAGAGATACAGAATGGAGATAATGCCGCAGGTGTTGAATTATATGCATATGCAGAACTTTATGCTTGGGCAGGTGGTGAAGCTAATGTAGGTACAGATGGATGTTGGTTCGAAGGTGGTGCAATAGCTGGAGCTAAAGCAGGTGCTGGTACAAAAACATACTACACAAACGAAGCATTAGGAGTTGCCGCAACTAATAACACATCAGTATCCGCAGGAGCACAAGTTGGTGGAACTATCGGTGGTGGTTATCAAGTACCAGATTGGAACAAGGATAGTAAACCAATTACAATAGGTGGTTCAGTAAACTTAGCACTTATTGTAGGTGTAAAGACTGAAGGAACTGTTACAGTTGATGTAGACCCAGCGTATGATGCGATTGTAGAAACAAACAATAAAGCAATTGATGCAGCAGCAGCGTTACTTAAAACTAAAGAAGCTGAAAGATTGAAGAGAGAAGCTGAAGCAGCTCAAAGAAAATTAGATGAAGCAGCAGCAGAATTACAAAGACAAAGAGATGCCGCAGCCGCAGAATTAAAAAAGCAGGCAGATAACGCAGCAGAAGCTTTAAGATTAAAAGAGGCAGCAGATGCTTTAAAGAAAGCTAAAAAGAAATTAGACCCTAGGAACTGGTAATAAAAAAATAATATGAGCTGTTATACAAGAGAACAAATAAAATGTGCCTTAGAATCAAAAGAATATAAATGGTTCGAAGGTGGTAATTATAACTTAAATATTGTTGGGGTTAGAAACTCCGAAACTCACGGTAAAGTTACAAATAAATTTGACGATTGTATTACAATATCTTATAGTGTAGATGGAGAAGAAAAATTCCACTGTTTCCCATGTACTACAGACCCAGGTAAATATTGGGAAGAAAATTTAATAAATAAAGATGGTGTAGCTATTTTAGTTCCCGGACAATATAGGAGTTCTCATACAATTAGAAAACATCAAGGAAAGTATGAGGCCCTATGTCAAAAAACCCCTATTAAAGTCTACAGAGATAATAATAAGGATGGTAAATACGATATGTTAATAGAAAATATTCATGAAGGTATTTTTGGAATTAATATACATAAAGCAGGTTCACGAGTAAATGGTTCAACTCAAATAGACAAATGGTCTGCTGGATGTCAAGTTATTTCAAAAGAAACTGATTTTAACCAATTAATGGAATTGGCTTATAAATCAAAAAGTCTCTACGGTAATTCTTTTACATATACTTTAATTGAATCTAAAGACATATTCTAAGAATAAAATGAAAACATCAATCTTTTATATAGCGATCCCATTGACATTTATAACATTTATATGTTCCTATTTTATGGAACTTACAGCATCAAATCTTGAACAATATTTGGCAATAGCTCTAGTAGTATTTGCTGATGGGTTCTTTGGGATTATTGGAGGAATAAAAAGAGAGGGGTTTAAAACCTACAAATCTCTTAAAATTCTTAAAACATTAATATTTTGGGTTATAATGATTACTATAATATTATCAATTGAAAAGGGATTTGATGGTGTTAATTGGCTAAGCGAAACTTTAATTGTACCCTTCCTAGTATTTCAATTAGCAAGTATAATTAAAAATGCATCAATGGCTGGTTTTATTACCAATGATTTAATGAATATCCTTCTCGATAAAATCGATAAACATAAAGGGAATAGAAAAGTATAAAAAACTAGTTGGATTCCAACTTCTCCTTTCCTATATTTATAACCATGATAGATAAAATAAAACAAGGAATGTTCCCCTTCCTAATCGGATTTTCTGCCCTGTCAGTTTCTACTTCAGCAGCTTTCTATTCAGTTAGTGGTCTTAGTAAACTATTTGCAGGTGCCTCTTTAGAAGTTATTATAATGGCTGGTTCATTAGAATTTGCTAAATTAGTTACAGCCTCTCTATTATACCAATATTGGGATACAATTAATAAAACTTTACGAACTTATTTATCGATTGCTACCGTGGTATTAGTATTAATTACTAGCATGGGTATTTATGGTTTTTTAAGTGCTGCATACCAGGAAACATACTCTAAATTATCAGCAGTAGAAAACCAGAAAGGTTTTATCCAACAAAAAATTGACTTTTACCAAAATGATGTAACAAGATATGATACGGAAATTGAAAGAATATCTAATAATATTAGTACTTTATCTAATGCAAAAGCTTCGACCATCGAAGTACGAGACACCACGGTATCTGGGGGCGTTAGACGAACAATCTCTACTACAGAGCTTAGAATGGCGCAGAATAGAATTAATATTGAGGAAGAAAATCGCAAATCTACGCAAGAAAAAAGAATAATAGCATCTGACAGTCTACAGAAATTCCAACTGCAAGTACTGGAACTTGATAATAACACCGAGGTAGCTGGTGAATTAGGGCCACTACAGTATCTATCGAGTTTGACGGGTTATTCTATGGATAAAATTATAAATGTATTACTACTTATTATAATATTTGTGTTTGACCCTTTAGCAATATCCTTAGTAATAGCGGCTAACTTTGCTTTTGATAAAGCTTACCCAAAAAGAAAATATAAAGAAAACTTATATGGTGAGAAGATAGAAGATTTTGATATTACACTTCAAGATGGTTTAGAATATATGGATGATAAAGATTGGGAAGAGGCAGAAAATAGAATGGACATTATAGGTCAGAATGGTAATGAAGGAGAACATTATTCCGAATTAGATTTAAATGAAGGTAAAGTTGAAATAAAAATTGCTGAAAGAAGAATTAAAGAAATAGAAGATATAAAAAATAAAAATTCTTTAACTCAAGAATGGAGTAAAAAACTAGAAAGAGAAAAAATTTCATTAAAAAATAAATTAGATGATTTAACCAAAAGGTATTAATGAAAATTAAAGAAATAATACAGATAGCGAATAAGGCATACCCTAAGATTAGAGAATATTATGGTGTAGGTAGAAAAGATTATCCACCTATTGAAATATATAAAAACATACTAGTTAGATTAACTGGGGAACCAGATGCAGAAGGTGAACCTGCAGATGCTGAATATGATCGTAAATTAAATAAATTGTTTATTTATTCAGATTATAATAATAGTATTGAAGATGTAATACGAAGTATAATCCATGAGTATGTTCATTATCTCCAATCAGCTTCATGGATGGGGAGATATTATAAAATGGGTTATAATTACCAAACCCACCCATATGAATTAAAGTCATCACAAGAAGAAGAAAACTGGAAGAAATTCGTATAAAAATGTGGTTACCCGAGTAAGGGTTCGTATATTCACGTGTTGTTAATAATGGCAGCGATTAAAAATAAAGGTCATGAAAGAATTTATCAAGTCAATTAAAGAAAATCCAAGAGAATTTAAAGAAAGTGTATTGTTTATATCAACGGTATTTATATTGTTTTATTTTTCAATGTGGATTTTTTATTAATGAATAGCCCATACAAACCCACAACTACCAGAAAACAACTAGATGTAAAGTTTTCTAAATTGCGTAGACTAAAATACAACGCCTTTAGATGGTGGAGAATGTATGATAATCCTAATAAACCCCTAGATAATAGAGCACTATTTCGTGATCGTATATTAAATGGTGATTTTGATTATTCACATTACAAATACCAGGCAGATTGGTGTGAGCATGAAATGAATGACGTTGCTGCTAAGTATG